GGGAGGGAGGGCCAAACGAAAGTTCCGGGCATCTATGAGCTCGTGAACAGAGTCACGGGCCGACGCTACATCGGATCAGGCGCTAGCTGCTTCAACCGTTGGAGCAATCACAAAGCTCTGCTCCGGCGAGACAAGCACTCCAACTTGCATCTTCAGCGTTCATGGAACAAGCACGGTGAGGAGGCCTTTTCGTTTCGCGTCTTGCTGATCTGCGAGCGATCTGAGCTGTTGCGGTATGAACAGTGGTTCATTGACCGTAACGCCGACGGATACAATCAACTGAAGACGGCGGGCGCGACGAGGGGGGTGCGCAGATCGGCCGAGACCCGCCGAAGATTATCAGAACGAGCCAAAGAAGTCGCCAGAAGGCCCGGTGAGGTCCAACGACGATCGGCTCGAGCGAAGCGACAGTGGAGTGCCAAGAATCTTGGGCATCACACGTGGACGGATGCCAGCCGACGCATAGTGAGCGACAAAGCCAGTAGGCAACGAGAGTCTCAGCCGCGCTATCTCAACCAAGGTAGGGTTACAGCATGAAGGTCATCCACGTCCGGAACGTCCACCAGGCGCTGCCCGAGGCCTGCCACCAGCTCCTCAACTCCGGTGTTGCTCGCGTCAGCCGCAACGGCCCGGTCCTGAAGCTCAGCGAGCCCCTGACCGTCCAGCTCGACTGTCCGCGCGAGCGCGTGCTGTTCTGGCCGCAGCGCGACGCCAACCCGTTCTTCCACCTGTTCGAGGCGCTCTGGATGCTGGGTGGCCGCGATGATGTCGGCTACCTGGCCCAGTTCAACAAGCGCATGGCCGACTTCTCCGACGACGGCCTCACCTTCAACGGGGCATACGGCCGCCGCTGGCGCAGCCACTTCGGCATCGACCAGATCGTGAAGGTGGCCACGGCCCTCCGGGTGAACCCCGACTCGAGGCGGGAGGTCGTCTCGATGTGGGACGCGCGGCGTGACCTCGGGCTCCAGTCCCGGGACATCCCCTGCAACCTCCAGGCCATCTTCCAGCGACGGGACACCGGCGAGCTCGACATGGTGGTCACCAACCGCTCCAACGACGTGATCTGGGGGATGCTGGGCGCCAACGCGGTCCACTTCTCGATGCTCCAGGAGCTCATGGCCGCGATGATCGGGTGCGAGGTCGGGAGCTCGTGGCAGGTCTCGATGAACGCCCACACCTACGTCAACACGCACCTCGGGCTGGTCAAGGAGCTGGCAAACTGGGCCCCGATGCCGCCCCAGGTCCACGAGTGCCCCTACTCCCTCGGGCAGGTCAGGACCCAGGACCTCGTCTCCATCGACGTCGACGAGTGGATGGCCCAGCTGGGCCTCTTCCTCGACGGGGACACGCAGCCGGGGCACTACACCGACCCGTTCTTCACTCAGACGGCCCTGCCGCTCCTCCGGGCCTGGCGTGCCCACAAGAACAAGTGGCCACAGGTCGCCCTCGAGGAGGTCGACGCAGTCACAGCCGACGACTGGAGAACCGCAGCCGCACTGTGGCTGTTCAAGAGGATGAAATGAACGCACACGACCGGGCCAAGGTGCTCCGCGAGGCGGGGGCCGTCGAGCGGTGCCACACCATCCCGCACCACGGGTCCTACTCCGTCGGGCTCCACAGCTTCAACGCGGTGAACCTCCTGCTCTGCCTCCACCCCAACCCGTCGATGGACCTGGTCAAGGCGCTGCTGTGGCATGACGCCCCGGAGCGCTGGATCGGCGACACGCCAGCGACGGCCCTGTGGTCCTCGGACGCCTTCAACGAGTCCTACCTGGCGCTCGAGCACATGTGCCTCGACCGGGCGGGGCTGCTCATCCAGCTCACCGACGAGGACGAGCGCTGGCTGAGGGCCATCGACAAGCTCGAGCTCCTGCTGTGGACCTTCGACCAGCTGGCCCTCGGCAACCAGCTGTCGCAGAAGATCCGCGCAGCCCTGGTCGGCTGGTTCGAGCGCGAGGCCACCAAGATCCCCGACCCCGTGACCGTGTTCCTCGAGACCTACTACCCCGGCCGCAGCACCGACCTGATCCCGAAGGAGACCGACGATGCCCCTCACTCCTGAGCCCATTGACCTCCGCTACCTGTACCTCGAGCAGCTCGAGGTCATCGCCCAGGAGGACGTCGCGGGCCTGAAGAAGGCGCAGCAGAGCTACGGGGACTCCTGGAAGCGCCGGGGCGGTGTCGGTGCCTTCATGATGTTGGCCCGCAAGTGGGACCGAGCCGAGCTGCAGGTCGGCCAGCACGGCTTCGACGTCTTCAAGGCCGTCGAGGCCGACCAGCGCTCCGAGGGCATCCTGGACGACATCCGTGACCTCCGCCGCTACCTCATGCTGGTCGAGGCCGAGGTGCGGGCCCGCGGCGTGAACCCGTGGCACCGGGACAATAAGTAGGAGATTCTCATGGACGCAAGCCGATACGCAGATTCATTGTTCAGATTGAAAGAGGAGCTGAGACTGCACGGTCTGGAGGACGTCGCGGGAGATCCACGAGCTCTGGTCGAGATGTTCAAGGCAACGATCTTCGACAGACAGTCCTATGCTCTCTCTGGGATCAGAGAACGCCTCGACTTCGCGTTAGAAGGAGGCAAGTTACCCATCGAAGTCCTTGACGGGGTCAGCGTGCGTGTGGACGACGTTGACAGATTCAATGCGCACCCTCTCATGGGAGAGACCTTCGAGGGGATAGCCTCCGGCTTGGGCTCTGTCGCGGACGCCATCGACAATGCCGCCCGGGCGATGAACCCCACTCCTCGGCATGTCCCTCTCTGACCTCCCCCTCCTGGAGCCCCGCTCCAGCTGGACTCCCCCGCAACTCTCCTCGCTCCCCTCCTGGCGGGGTGCCAAGCGGGTCTCCATCGACCTCGAGACGCACGACGCAAAGCTGAAGCAGCTCGGCCCGGGTGTCCGCCGCGGTGCCAGCATCGTCGGGGTCTCATTCGCCATCGAGGACGGCCCTGGTGGCTACCTGCCGTTCGGCCACGAGGCCGGGGGCAACCTGGACCGCGTCCAGGTCCTGGCGTACCTGCGCGACCAGGCCCGCGACTTCACCGGCAGCCTCGTCGGGGCCAACCTCCAGTATGAGTATGACTTCCTGGAGGAGGCCAGGGTCCACTTCCGCCCCCACCGCTGGCTCGACGTGCTCGTGGCTGAGCCCCTCATCGACGAGCTGCAGAACGGATACGGCCTCGACGACGTCCTGGGACGCCACGGCCTGCCGGGCAAGGACGAGGCGCACCTCCGTGCTGCGGCTGCTGCCTTCGGCCTCGACCCGAAGGCTGGGCTGTGGCGGCTCCACTCCAAGCACGTCGGGGCCTACGGTGAGGCGGACGCACGCAAGCCGCTCGCGCTCCTCCGCCGCCAGGAGAGGATCATTGCAGAGCAGGACCTCGAGGGCATCTTCGACCTGGAGAGCCGGCTGCTCCCCGTCCTCGTCAAGATGCGCCGCCGCGGGGTCCGCATCTCCTTCGACCGGCTGGCCCAGACTGAGACCCGCCTGGGCTTCATGGAGGAGGAGGTCCTGGCGGAGGTCAAGCGCCTGACTGGCATCAGCCTGTCCTCCAACGACCTCTGGACCGCCGGCCCACTGGCCAAGGTCCTGGAGCACGTGGGAGTGGACGTGCCGCTCACGCCGGCCACCAAGAAGCCGAGCGTGACCAAGGAGCTCCTCGACTCCATCGAGCACCCCGTGGCCGGCCTGCTGCGCCGCTCGAGGCAGATCAACAAGGTGCGCACCTCCTACGTCGCCTCGATGAGGGAGCACGCCATCGGCGACCGGATCCACCCGACGTTCAACCAGCTGCGCAAGACCGACGACGAGGAGGGTGGCGACGACTCCGGGGCCCGCTACGGCCGGCTCAGCTCGTGCGACCCCAACCTCCAGCAGCAGCCGGCCCGCGACCCGGTGCTGGGGCCGATGTGGCGCTCCAACTTCCTCCCCGACGGCGACCTCCCCTGGGCCTGCCACGACTACTCCCAGCAGGAGATCCGCTGGCTGGTGCACTGGGCGTTCATCTCGAATTGCGAGGGGGCCGCGGCTGCGCGCCAGCGCTACATCGACAACCCCCGGCTGGACTACCACGAGATGTCTGCGGAGTGGACCGGCCTGAAGCGGAAGGACGCCAAGGAGATCCTCCTGGGGCGCTGCTACGGCATGGGCGGGGGCAAGATGTGCCGCAAGCTCAAGCTGCCGACCGTCAAGGTGTTCTCGAGGCGGCAGAACAAGATGGTGGACGCGGCCGGGCCCGAGGGCGAGGCCGTGCTGCTCAAGTTCGACAGCGGCATGCCGTTCGTCCGGGCCATGGCCAAGCGCTGCGAGGACCGGGCCGCGCAGCGCGGGTTCATCCGCACGGTCCTCGGCCGGCGCTGCCGGTTCCCCCCCAACGGCAAGGGCGGGTGGGACTGGTGCCACAAGGCGCTCAACCGCCTGATCCAGGGGTCGAGCGGGGACCAGACCAAGAAGGCGATGGTGGACGCGGATGACGCCAGCATCCCGCTGCAGCTCCAGGTCCACGACGAGCTCGACCTGTCCTCCGGGCCGGAGACCTCGGCCAGTCTGTCGGAGATCATGCGTGACGCAGTGCCGTGCGAGGTGCCGATGAAGGTGGACGCGGAGACGGGACCGAGTTGGGGGGAGATCAAGTGAGCCAATCCAACTGGGATGTCCGGTTCCTCCAGCTGGCCGACATGGTCTCAACGTGGTCAAAAGACCCGTCCACCAAGGTCGGTGCCGTCATCGTCGACGACCTGAAGCGGGTGCTGAGCCTCGGCTACAACGGACTGCCGCGAGGCATTCAGGACACTCCTGAACGCCTCGCGGACAGGGACCTCAAGTACAAGATGGTGGTCCACGCCGAGGCCAACGCCATCCTCAACTCCCCCGGACCGGTCCGCGGCTCGACGCTGTACCTGTTCCCGCTCCCACCGTGCTCTGAATGCTCAAAATTGATCATCCAGTCTGGGATCCGCGCGGTACGATTCCCCCGCTGGATCCCCGTTCCTGAACGCTGGCGCGATGCGATGGCCCTCTCCGAGGCCATGCTGCTCGAGGCCGGAGTCGATGTGAGGAAGTTCCCCCTGTGAGCGAGCAGAGCATGAGCCGGCTCGTGATGGACGCGCTGCGACCGCTCCACCCGGTCCGCGTCGAGAACGCTGTCCACCCCGGCACGCCGGACATCAACTATGTCGGCGGCTGGATCGAGAACAAGGAGGTGCCGAGCTGGCCGAGCTCGGACCGCTGGCACCTCCGGATCCCCCACTTCACGGTCCAGCAGCGCCTCTGGCTGCGCCAGCGCGTCATGAAGGGCGGGCGGGCCCATCTCCTCCTGAAGGTCGCCTCGGAGTGGCTGCTGCTCCGCGGGGACGTCGCGGCCGACCTGATCGGGGAGTCAAGCCCGGCGCAGCTCCGAGCTGCGGCCGACCTGACGTGGCGGACGGACGACAAGGACGGCTGGGACCGCCTCCTCAACCTGCTGCGCCAATGACCGACCTCCGCCACGACCCGGCCGTGGCCACGGCATTCCTCGAGGCCTTCCACCCCGGCCGGGCCTGGGCCCTGACCTCGATCGCCACAGACAAGAAGCGCATCGACACCGCGACGTTCGACACAGCCAGGCATGCCGAGCTCGCCGAGTGGCTCGCTCGCCACGCAGCGGACAACGTCTACTTCAGTGTGGCGGAGCTCCTCCACGAGGTCCAGAAGAAGGCCTCGAAGGAGGACCTGAAGGCCGTCCACTGGCTCCACGTCGACCTGGACCCGCGTGCTGGTGAGGACCTGGAGGCCGAGCGCACCCGCATCCTCAAGCGCCTCCGGGACCACCTCCCCCGCCCCACTGCCATCTGCTTCTCCGGCGGTGGCTACCAGGGGTTCTGGAGGCTGTCGGAGCCGTTCGTCATCGACGGGAAGCTGGACCGGGCCGAGGAGCTCGAGCGCTACAACATACAGCTCGTGCTCGACCTCGAGGGCGACAACGGGACGCACAACGCGGACCGGATCATGCGCCTGCCCGGGACGGTCAACTGGCCGGACGAGCGGAAGCGCAAGAAGGGCCGCACCCCCGCGATGGCGTGCGTCATCGAGCTCCTCGAGGGAGACCACCTCCTGCAGACGTTCGGGC